ATGGCCAACGCCGCCATGCCGTCCTATGACCTACAAATCGGCTCGCTCGTTGATGCTGATGTTGGGTCAATTGGGACGGTGGAAGCGTTCACCCACCGAGTCGCCACGGACCTTCCATCCAACGGCGTGGGAGCCACCTATGGAGACTCGCATAACTCAGCCTACCTGTCGTCTCTATGGTCATGCACACTCAACAATATGTCGTTGGCCAGCGGCCTACAACCCGCCGAGTTCAAGTCCACCGACCCCAAGGCATTCTCGTCTCATTGGGGAACCAATCTCCAAGTTCAACAGGAGGTCATGGTGAGCGGCACCCCATTGAGCGCCCCTGATGCCCAGAACACAGCCCCCTCTCACGGACTTATTGACGGGGATAGGCTGACCCTTCCTGCGGAGACGACGCAGACAATCATGGTCAGCGACATTCACACCGAGACGGGGACTACGGCTCAAGAGGAATTGACCTTCCCACTTGGAGCGGCCTACCTCGGGAACCATGTTGTCGCTGACACCTGTGGTCTCATCGGTTATGAAGGGGTATTTTCAGCAACAGCGTTTGCGAGCGTCTCACGCAACGCCAACGCTCCCTTTGTTGTTGCACCCCCAGCACACCCCCTCATACCCGACACGGCTTGGAATGAGGACGGAGCGGCCCTCTATGCGGGATTGAACATTCAAGTCCATAGCGGCCTCCCCTTGCGTCGCAACGGAATGTCATGGAATACCGCCAGCGAACCCCTATTCGTCTATGGAAGCGATGGAACGGCAGTCATGCCTATGACCGAGGGGATGAGCACTACGGGCGCCCGCTCGTCATTCAAAGGCGCTTCGTTCACGCTGAACGCTAATCAAACCCGATTCCACACGGGGCGCGTCGTCCACCACACACAAGGCGGCAATATCAACGACCTGTCGGTCCCTACGCTCAATTCTCAAACCACGGGTGGGTCAGCCGCCCCAAGCGCAACAACGACGAGCAAGGGGCCTTCTCGCTTCATTCTCGGGGACTCCTACACCTCGGGGGCATGGACGGCCACCGTGAACCTCTCGCAGGAGTTCCTCAAGGACCGCATCCCAACCAAGGTGAAGGTCGTCCCAACCCTGCTGGGCTATGACGAGGTTAGCGTGGCCGCAGGAGCCAGCCATCCATCATCTGACCCCATCACCTTCAAGCGCCCTATCGTGGATTATCATGTGCTGGTGAGCCTTTCGCCCAAGGACCGCATCAACGCCACCGTGAACCTCACGAACTCACGCATTGGGAACCCAACCGCTCGGAACTTCCCCCAAGCGAGCCGTCTAACGGCCAACATGGACCTTGAGGACGAAGGGTGTGAAATCTTCCATGCGGTGTTCCGCGTGGCTCCTACGACGCTTGAGAGGGTCTTTTTTGACCCGTTGAGTCCGTCCGCCGCTACTTGGGGTGTGAACACATCGGATTCGGAGATGCCGAACACGGTCATGCCTCGCCACGACGCCGACTTCGGAGGCTGGGGCCTGCATCAATTGACACCGTTCCGCCCAATAGCGAACACCTCATGGGCGCAGGTTCCTCTCCTATGCGCCGCCATAGAGTCGGGTGGCTATTATCAGAGGGGAGGGGTCTCACACCTGTGGGATGCTGACACCTACGGCAAGGAACTCTTCGTCTCTGCTGACGCCATAGACGCCAGCCACTTTGAGGACTCGGTGTGGGGCAACGGGCAAGTGTGGGCTGACGGCACGGGTGCGCTCGCCAATCCACGGGGGAGCGAACTGCTGGTGTTCAAATACAACCCCTCCCTTGACGCTTTCCATGTCAATAACCACACCACGCCAACGACAACTCCGCTCTATGAACTCGCCACGACGCACACCACGAGCGAACAGTCCAGCGCCATAACCGTCTCGGACAAGTTCAAGCAATATGAGGGCTGGTCAATCCACGATTGGGTATTCCCTCAAATTGAACTCATGCGATACCTCGGACGAGAGGACAAAGCGGCCGCTATGCACCCTCGGCATAGCGCCAACACGGGCGGAGACCCCCTGTTCCATCCGACGCTTCATTGTTCATCTCTGCGCTTCATGGACGACGGACGCATGGCCATGGCGGCAGTCCAGCGAGACCACATCGGGAGCGAGGAGGAATACCCAGCAAGCGACATCAATTATCCGTTCAACCCCGAGAGTGGGTCGGGTTCGGGGTGCCCCGCTGGCTACTATCGGAGTGGCGACACCTGCGTGCCGATTTCATCGGGAGACAACCCCAACACGGAGTCGGAACACCTTGACCCTATCACGGGTGAGGTCATTGATGGGCCACCTCCTACACCCGATAACGGCAACGGAGAGGGGCATGTTGGTGGCGGTGATAACTTCAATTTGTCCCCATCATGGAGTCGCATCGTAGCGAACACATCGGGTCGTTCGCTGGTGCTCATGTGGAGCGAAGCCAAGGCGTTGAACGGCAAGGCGCAAGGTGGGCGTGCCCTCTTTGAAGCCGAGGCGAAAACGATTGACGGAGACACATACTACACCCAAAATTGGACCTACAACGACTCGTGGTGGAGCGGCTCTCGCATCTCGTATTGGTATCAAGAAAGCGGTCAGCGGGCTATCCCTATCACCTATGGTTCCTACCCCGAAGTGCGTATGTCGCACGCCAACCTGCCCCGTTGCCTGCCCCACCTGTTCACGAGCGGAGTGGTGCATGGCTATCCACTCCTCCAACCGATTGACCGCATCAGCACACCTGCTCCCATCCGAGATGTGGCGGGGACCGACGCTTGGGCGCAGGAGCGCTACGACTTCCTCCGCCGAACGCGATTCGTCCCCACGACGATTGGCTTCGCCGACTTCGGTGCTGGTGCAAATCCACATCAAGAAATGGGCTGGTCTGGATGGTCGTTCCCACAGGGGCTATACGACCCAATAGGGTTCGGGAACAACACGGTGTTCTTCTCTGACGCTCCCGAATCACTTGCAGTCGCAGATGGAGTCGCCATCACTCCGTCGTCGCAGGGCCAATGGGCGGGCTTCGCCTCGTCCATCGCATTCGGGCACATGACGGGACCGATGACTGCGTTCAGCCACCACGGACCGCTCCACTACGGCATCATGAGCGCCGACCACCCATTCAAACCCGACCGAGTATGGAAGCAGGTTCACGGCGGCGTAGGCTATGACATTCCCCTTCACCTACTGGCCCCAGCCGAGGTCCATGTGCGCGCCCGTGCGGGTGGGCGGAACTCGCTTGACCTTGAAATGGAGACTCCGTTCCACCGAACGGACACCTTGCACCTTGACGGAGCGGCCCTGTTCAATGTCGGGTTTGACCAAGGGGGCAAGGCGACGCCCGCCGCCAGCCGAACTCAATTGGGACAATATCACCTGCGGACCAACCTTTGGACCGACGATTCTCGCAAGGCAGGGGCGCTCACAGGCGGCCTTTTGACCACGGATAGGGTGAGGGGGCCTACGGTCTCGGGAAACGGCTTAGAGGCGTTTTGGAATGACCATCCGACCGAACACTTCCACGCTGGTGCAATCCCCATCATGCCGAGCACCGACTACGATTTGAACACGATTGAGAACGAGCGCTACGCCCCAGCAATTCTCGGTCGCATCCATGAAATCAGCAACCTTGACTATGTAGCCGTCGCCGAGCAATTGCAGTCGTCCGTTGATGTTCATGTCTCTCAAGGGGCACGGCCGATGTGGGACTCGGGTTCAATTGTGAGCGGGCGTGGAGTCGGAGAACGAGACACCACCACAGCGTCCAGCGTCTCTCAAGTTCGGAGTGAAATGAACGGCGAGGACATTCCAACTGCTTCCGAGTCGGCTACAAGCCACGATAACGGGATGGGCAAGGGTCAGCGAGTGGTTCGCACACCCGAGGGCACCTTGCACATTTTCCCGATTGAACGGTCGGGGCAAGCATCATCCAGCAACCTCCCACGCTTTGTTCACTACACGAAACCGTTGCACGGCGACCTGTTTTGGAACAGGAAAGCACTCAAAGCCAACCCATCCAACGCCACCTATGACGGCAAGGATGAGGTGGGGTATTTCCTCGGAGCAAGTGATGTGCTTCGGTCGGCTACATTCGCAAGCGACAGCGACGGCACGATTCACGCCGTCGTGGAAGTGCAACTCTCAACCGCCTCACCAAACCACAGCCTGTATTATCACTACGCAAAGCGGAAATTGGTTTCCTATAACCCACATCCAATCTATGAGTGGGATTGGTCCGAGCACACACCCGTTTTGATTGGAACCTTGAGCCACGACCTACGCCAACCATCGCTCGTGTGCGACTCCAATGACCGCCTGCACTTGGTCGCCCGCTATGTCTCGGACTCCTATTCCCACATCGTCTATGGGAGCAAATTGCCGAGCGAGGACGAGTTCCCAGCCATGCCCGCCTTCGTCCAAGACCCCGCTGAGTGGGACACCAACATTTGGAGCAAGGTGAACAAGTCGCTGGTCGCTGGCTTTGTTGTGGCGAGCGACAACTCTGACGCAGGCACATCCCATGGGGTGATTGACTGCGATAACCCAAAGGTGTGTTTGCTTGGGGACGATACCCCGTTCGTGTTTTTCAGAGCAGGTGCGGCGGCTGAATCGGCAACGCTGGGAGACCGAGCCAACGACGCCATCTATGTGAACATTGGACGCAACGATACGGGTGCCTACGACCCAGCGGGTCGGTATCGGTTTAACGGCAACTTGGCCATGCACGCCATTGGCGTCCACGGAACGGCTCAATACCCCAGCACCAAGGTCATTTACTACGACGCCATCATTGACGAGCGAGACCGAGCCTTCATCACGGTAGTCAAAGACGATAATGGCCGACGGGTCTTGATGAACTCATTTGACGCATCGCTCCCCTTGACGGACCAATACACCACGGCCAAGGGCCTCGGCTTAACCAAGGCCCTGTTCATCCCCAAGAACACCACCGTCCGCCCGAACTATCAGCACATCACGACGACGACCAACGGCAAGGGCGAGGTTCACATGATTCTTGGATTCACCCTTAGCGGCGATGTGGAGCAGGCGACTGCGATATACCGAGATGGAATCACCGAGGCCACCATAGCACCCCTTCAATGGGCTACAACGCCAGCCAGCGACTCCACGGCTACACCACCCGCCGCCATGTCCGACGGAGGCGGCTACGAGGCTCCTGTGAGCGCCAGCGACTATGAGTGGCCCGACGGGGGAACCCACCTCACCCCAACCACGGGAACCATCACCCACTTCATGGAGGTGTGGATGCCGACCTTTGAGTTCAGCCAAGATGTGTCGGACCCAGACGAAGTGCTCCGCTCAATCAACATTCGCTGGCTCTCCGTGCCCTCGTTGAACTACGACGCAACCAACGGATGGTTCCCTGTTGGGTCAGCACAGTCGCTCAACGGACACGAGGACTTCACCCACACAAACCCACAATTGAGGTATCAGAGGTATTGGGGCTTTGATGCTGGTGAACTTGACCTGCGATGGGCGACCAACGAACAATCGTGGATGAACACCCCACACGGCGGTTCTCGGGTTTATTTCCCCTACGCTGGCGGTTCATTCACGACCGTTGGCGAGGGTGAAATTGAAGGCGACGGCATCGCTGGTTGGCCTATTTGAAGCAATAGTCGCAGTCTCAAACCTTGGTCCGTTTGGCCCACTTTTTTCCGTTCTTTATATACTGTCGCGTGTTTCCTTTGTCCGACACCTTAATATAGGGGGACCTCCTACGGTTAAACAGAGGAGAGAAGAAACATGACCTATGTGCACGGACTCGGAGACGCCCAAGAACGAATGACCTACGAGGATAACACCCCTCGTGCCCCAATGTGCAAGTGTTGCGGGACAAAAACCGAATACGAGGAGAAGCGCCAAACAGGCTGTGTTGATGTCTATGTGTTCTTTTGCCCTCGTGGTGCCTGCGAGTCGTATGGTCAAGAACAAATCATCGCCATTGACCTTGACGAACTCTATGGCTACTGAGCCTAAATAGGTGGGGACACCTACAAGGGCCATGAGTGTGGTCCGCATCAACATCCCCAGCAAGGGCAACCTGCCCGACCTGCGGGAGAAGGTGCGGCCCGACTTCCCCATGCCGTCCTTTCGCAAGTTCCAAGCGGAGGCGCTCAGCGTCGCCTATTGGGCGCTTGAGAACGACGACTTTCACAACATCGTGATTCAAGCCCCCACGGGGATTGGGAAGTCCGCTATCGCCATGACGATTCAGTCGCAGTTCAAGTCGGCCTACCTACTCACACCGTCTTTGGGCCTTGCAGAGCAATACAAGACCGACTATGGCCACCGATTGGAAGAGGTGCGGGGTAGGTCCAACTTTGACTGTTGGGCGCGCTCTGGGACCGCTAAGAGCGCTCCTTGTTGGACGAGGACCAACGGGTCCTGCAAGCACTCCAAACGCAAGGAGGACGGTGGGGACCCCTGCCCGTATTATGAGCAACGCTTCGCCGCTGAGGACGCTTCCTTGACCCTCTCCAACCCTGCCTACTTGTTCCGTGCTGTGCGTGGCTACACCAACTTTGAGCAACGGGAGTTCGCCATCATAGACGAAGCGCACGACATGGAGGGGTTCATTCACGACCTCTTGGAGGTGCGATTGAGCGCCAAGGAATGGACCACCGTGTTCGGCAAGGGACGGTTCCCCAACCACCTCACCCCCAAGGATTGGAGGGCTGAAATCAAGGAACGCATTGAGGTCGCTCGCAAGGTCTTGGATAAGGCCGAGGCAGAACTCAACATCACCAAGTCTGAGAAGGAGGTGGAGCGCATCAAGGAGGCTGTTTCCAAAATGGAGACGGCGCTGGAAGTGCTCGTCCAGCCAAACAATGTGCACATCTCGTTTGAGAACAACCGCTTCGGAGAGTTCCTCATCATCAAGCCCATTCGGGTGCGAAACTACGCCGCTGAAATCCTTGAGAGCGTCGCCGAGCGTCGCATTTTCCTCTCGGCCACCGTGCTTGACCTTGATACCTTCCTGCACGGGCTGGGGCTTGAGGACCAGCGCACGCTATACATCAACATCACGCAGTCGCCCTTCCCGAAGGAGAACTTCAATGCTCACTATGTCCCATGCGGGTCTATGTCGTGGGGCAAGCGCAAGCACACCATCCCGAAGCAAGTCAAGGCTCTGGACGCCATTCTCAAGCAATACCCGAACAAGCGAGGGGTTATCCTACCGCATAGCCACGCCATCCGAAAGGAAGTGGTGGACGGACTGATTGCCGCTGGGCACGGAGACCGAATACGAACTCACGACTCCAACGCTCGTGCTCGGGACGAGGTGCTCAAGGACTTCTTCACCAGCAAACGAGACGACCTCGTGCTCATCAGCACCTATGTCGGGCAGGGCTTTGACTTCAAGGGCAAATTGGCTGAGTTCCTGTGCATCCTCAAGGTGCCCTACCTGCCGACCAAGGACCCCGTTATCGCCGAGCGCATGATGCAGGACGAACTCGCATGGAGGCAGGTTCACGAGGCCACTCCCTCGTGTCCCTACGAGCCTCCCAGCAAATACAGCGGCGAACTGTGCGGAGCGGGTTTCACCTGCCCTGCACCGTGTCAGAAGTGGTATCAATTGCAGACGGCACTCTCCATCGTGCAAGGCGCAGGGCGCGTCGTGCGTAGCCCCGACGATGTGGGCCACCTGTTCATCCTTGACGGCGGCTGGGCGCGATTCGCTCGGTCCAGCGGGCATCTGCTCCCGTCTTGGTTCAAGGACAATGTGCGAGAGGCTCCACGCTGGTTGAAACGACAGTTATAGGCCGACACCTTAATATAGGGGAACCTGCTACGATTAAACATGGCGAACCACTACGATTTGCCCCACGAGCCAACCGAACTGATGGTTGAAGTTGCTATCCAAAACGGCCAACACCCGCTTGATATGTTTCAAGACGGATGGTGGATTGACGAAGGCATCCCATGTGAGATTCGTATTGCTACCAAAGATGCTATTTGGACCACTCTTGAGGCAGTTCCCGAATTGCCGTTGAAGCGATACCCACGAGCGCTAAAATTGCTCACGGTTTGAACTTTGACCGCATGTTTAATATAGGTGTGGTCTCAAGTGAGGGGCATGAACAACCCCCAACCCGACGACGAACCACTTGGGGTCGTGGCTTTTCATGTCCCGACCGAAGCCCGACTGATTATGAAAGCCGTGTCCTACATGGTGATGATGAACGCTTCCATTCCAATGCAACGAAACGCCTTGGCGCTTGCCTGCGGCGAGACTGACTACGCTCCCGTCATTGACCACCGACGGGGGTTGTTGGAGTGAACATTTTCTTCACCGACGAACACCCCACCATCGCCGCTCGCAACCTGTGCGACGACCATGTGGTCTCGCAGTTCAAAGAGTCCATTCAAATGCTCGTGGCCGCCGCTTTGCTCCGTGGAGCGGACCCCAACGCCATGCCCCTCACAACTTCGGGCCGTCCGCACCGTGGAGGCTACAAACATCACCCCTGCACTCGCTGGGCGTCTGAGAACCCAGCGAATTGGAATTGGCTCTGCGACCACGCACTCGCCATCGGAGCGGAGTTCCGTATGCGCTTTGACAACGACACCAGCATTCTCCACGACCAAATCCTCCTGCTCGCCTGCTCCCGAGACACCATCCTCAGCCACTTTGACGAGGAGTGGGGCATGACAGAGCCAGCCCGAGCGCTGAACCAAAGCATCGGCGAGAACCTTGACCTGCTCGGCGACGACCTCACCACGGTGGAGGCATACCGCCTCTATTATCAGCGGGACAAGCGCTCGTTCGCCGAGTGGAAGTATTCGCGTGCTCCCGATTGGTTTTGAGCGATGGGTTAATATAGGAGTGGACGCTACCAATGACCATGACCCCCCAAGAAATGATGCAAGCCAACGCCGTTATCGTCATGGACGAGCAAGAGGACATTCCCGTGGAATGCCCCCTGTGCACCGACTCCGACGCTCCTGTGTGCAACGAGACCGTCTGCGACGAGTGCAAGCACGACGCCACATGGTCGTGAAGGCTCAATAACCCGTGCCCCCATCGTTGAGGCATGGGCGACGAGAACGAACGCTTCCAGCGCATCGTGAGAGCGCCTGCTGACGACCCGTTCATCATCAGCCCACCCAAGGTCCTGCTGGACGAGGTGGAACGGCTGGGACAGGACCCACGGCGTCCAAGGACGGCCGTTGCACGCTGGGCCTCCCGTCTATGGGCCGAGACTCAAAGGGAGCGCATACGGCGTGCTCCTGCGCCCTCCATGAATAACGCTCCATCCGAGAAGGAACTCATGGAACGCCCCGCTCACTACCCGACCGACTTCGGCCTTGGCCTCATCCCGTTCCCGAACGAGGTGGGTGGATGGGTGATGGATAAGACCGCCACGACCTGCTACACAAGCCTCTCCGTCCCCCGCCCGTTTGACCCACACCTACACGGAGACCTAACCGCAGAGACCGTTGGGTTCGGCTACATGTATCACGGGACCTCTCCGTTCCCCGACCGATACGACATCGTGAACCGAAGGGGTGGAGGTCCACGAGGCGGGTTCGCTTTCACCAGCGGACCTACCGAGGGCAATTATCCCTCCACTATCCTACCCTCACCGACCTTCAACCTCGGCGACCTTGGGTTTAGCGACGGCGGCTGGAATCCCGAGGGCCTGCAATACACGAACCGCCCCCGTCAAATGCGACTCGGCGGTCTCCGCAACGGGTGGCCGCATCAAGTGTTCTTCGTCCGCTCACGGCAGGTATTCTTTCGCAACCTATACGGCCCAATAGCCTCGGACGAGGCAACGCCACGAGCACCCACCGTTGTGCTGAACGGAAGCAAATCCATTCACGGCGTTCTCTCAGTTTCATCTCGCCACGAACTCAACGCGCCCCGTCGGCTGACGGTTCGTATTTCATCGGTCGTCGGTCGGAGAGCGGGAGTCGCCCAAGTCGGGGACACCATCCAAGTCTATGCGGCTCCACGGCGCTGGGCGAACCCACCGCTGATTTTCACGGGCTTCGTGTCCGACCTTGAGGAGACCACGAATGAGGTCGTCTTGACCTGCCTTGACCCGCTCGGGTTCCTCACCAACGAGACCATTCTGAACGATGAACTGCTCGTCCGAGGGGACGCCGCATCGGTGATAAAGGGCATCGTGGCTCAATCGTCATACGCTCCGCCTATTGGCCGTATTAGCACCGAGAGCCTCGTGTCCGTGCCGTCGGGCCTCGTGCTCAAGGGCAAGACCTTGCTGGACGCAGTTCAAACCGTGCTCGGTTTCATCAACATAGCACCAGCGCCCATGACGATTTATGCCGACGGCAAGGGCTACATTCACCTACGCTCGCTCGCCGAGGTGGACGACTCAAGCCTCACTCCTCTCGTGGCTGGGCGTATGCCCCGCACAGCCGTGCCGCAGGACTTTTATCCAACCAGCGTGGAACGGGTCAAGGGCGACCTTGACATTTTCAATGTGATAACGGTTCAGAACAACTCGGCTGGGGTCTCATTCACCTACCCACCCGAGGACGACGCCTCATATCCCCGCCGTCCAGTCCATCGGGTTGTTCAAGAATCCACAGTCCAAGACGAACGGCAAGCAGAGCAGTTCGCCCGCTTGATGTTGGCCAATAACGGGCGAACCCAAGAGCAATTCATCATTGAGGGCCTCCCAGAACGCTTTGACATTCGGGCGGGTGATGTGATGGAGTTTGCATCGTCGGCGGGTATCGCTGGCCGCCACCGAGTCTTTTCGGTTGGTTGGGAATTGACACCCGAAGGGGCGCGTATGACGCTCTCCGTGGGCCGCCAATCGGCGAACCTTGTGGCCACCTTGCGATTCGCAAGCGGCCTGTCGTTG